TTGCTCGTTCGCCAGATCGATCTGCTTTTGCTTGAACTCTTCGAACTTATCCGCCGGCGGGAACAGCGCATCCCACGCCTTGCTGAGCCGCAACGAGGCATCCTCGAGCGCCTGGGTGCTCTCCTTGACCTTGTCGAAATTGGCGGCCGTCTCGGGGCCGATGGCCACGCCGCCTTCGCGTATTTTCTGGAATAGGTTTGGTATTCGTCCGAGCGTGTCGGCGACGTTGCTGGCTTCGCTGCCGTACTGGCGGATGCTGTTGACGGCGGCCTCGTCAATACCGAACTGCTTGCCGATGGCGAGCGCATCCTTGATGTCGGTCGCGGTGGCAATGATCTGAACGAGGGCCTGCACAACGCTTGCACTGCTGCCTTCCGCCTGCTCCGCCACACCCCGCAATGCGATCTGAACGGCCGTTATTTTTCTTTCCGCCGTCACCGCTTCGTCAAACTTGATGTCCTTCTGCCCTGCGATAATCTTGTCGACCTGCTCAACAACCGTAAACAACGAGGTGGCTATCGCCTGGGCCCGCGCCTTCTGCGCGTCGGCCGCTGCGGTCGCGGCATCGGACGTCGCCCGCTGGGCGTCCTGCACCGATTTCTCGGCCGCCACCCGGCCAGTCGTTAATTCAAGAAGCTGCTTGTCGATGTCGGCCAGCTGCCGGGCTGCGCCATAGGGGGCGCGCGCGCCGCCCTGCTGCTCCAGCTTGATCTGCGACTCCAGCAGCGCCTTCTGGGTCTCCAGCACCCGCTTGTTGGCGGCGTCGACCTTGTTGGATGCGTCTTCGATCTCATTGGCCGAGGCTGTCAAAGCCCTACCAATGTCGAGCAGGGACATCTGCCTTGCTATATTATCGACGACCTTGCCGAACGTCTCTGCGCCAATGCCAAGATGCTCAAACGCCTGCTGTCCGATTTGTAGTTCGTGAATGGTCTCGCCAGTAGCCTCGGACAGGTTGATCAGGTTCTCGTAGAGCCGCGCGCCCGCCAAGCCGCTCTCTGAAAACGCGCTGCCCATCGACTTCGCGGCCTTGGCGACGTCTTCGGCGGCCTTCGCTGCCGACGACGAGACTTTGGCGATGCCTTCAGAGGCTCTTACGATGCTGTCGGTAGAACTATCAAAGACCCCGGCGAGCTTGGCAGTCTCGGCGTTGAGCTTGGCAATCTCGGCCTGGGCCTTGTTGTACTCGAGGGAGGCCTTGACGATCGCGTCGCTCTGTTCCGCAATGCGTGGACTAAGAGCGCCGCTGACGGTCTTGCCCAATACAAGGGCGAGAAATCCAAGAGCAGCAAGCGCAAGCCCTATCAGCGCAACTGCCTTGCCGGCACTTGCCGTCGCTTCTTCAAGTGCCGCGGCGGTTTGGCCGACTGCCGCGCCGGTCTTGACGGCCTCCAGGGCGAACAGTGACCAGAACCGAACCGCGTCCTGCGCCGCCGCGCCAGACTGAGCGACTTGTCCCGAGGCCTGCTCGGCAGCCCCGCCTGCCTTGACCATGCCTTCGGCGGACTTTTCCCCCGCTCCACCGAGCGCAGTGAGATGGTCGGCCACTGGCGGGGCACTCTGGGCAATCTGGCCCAAACTCTCGCCTGTCCCCTTGGCCGCCTCTCCGACCACGGTGACGCCTTCGGCCGCCTTCGTCCCGTCCTTGCCGACCTTGGCCAGCCCCTCGCTGGTCGCATCGGCGGCCTGGCCGACCTTTTCGAGAGCGGGAGCCGCCTTCGATCCGGCCTCTTCAATCTGTGCCGCGAAGCTCTGCATGGCCTCGGTGGCCGCGGCAATCGCTTGCGCGAACTTGGCAAAAGTGTCGCCGCCGATCTGCTGAGCTGCGTCGTGGATCTGGTTGAGCGATTTCTCGCCAGCCTTGCCCATATCCTCGAGTTGCTTCTGGACCTCCTCGCTGCCCTCAAGGCTGATGCGCTGCTTTATGGCCATCGATCAGTCCTTGATCCGCTGCTCATAGAATTCCGTCATGCGCCCTGCGGCCCGTTCGAAGATGGCGTAGAGATCCAGACGCTTGCGGATGTTGACCTGGCTAACGCCGACGAACAGCGGCCCGAGTTTCCGATTGCCGGCGTCGAACAACAGCGGCGGCTTGCCCGCGACGTTCACCGACACCAGTTTGCCGCCATATTGACGTGGCGAACGGATACCGGCCGGCAGGTTCCGCTCGAGCGGCAGCCACAGCAATGGACGGCCTGCGATCGTGGCGCCGCGCTCGAACACCCCGGCAAACGGGATGGTGTTAAAGATCAACGCCGCCGGATCGCCGCCCTTGTTCGGGTAGAACCTGGAGCGCAGCGCCGCCTGCCAGCGCGCCGGGAAGCCTGCCGATGCGATGTTGGCCCGGCCCTCCTTGACCGCCAGCTTAGCAACATCCTGCACGGCGCCAGCCTTGGCCTCGTCGATATTCTTCGCGATCTCCTTCATCAATCGATCAAAGACCGCTTCCTGCGCCGAAAAAACGAGCTTCATGCGCGAATGGCACCACTAAACAAAGGCGTGGCACGATCCGACAAGACCGCGGGCAATGGCCGGCTATAAGGTTTGCCCCTCATTGGATGAATGGCCGGGACCATGTTTTTGAAATTTCCATGCTGGATATGGGGCATCGCGGCCGGGGCGGTGACATGAGCAACCCGGCTGCACCCTACTTCACCTACTACATCATCCTGCTCGCGTTTGGCCTCATCGCACAACATCGCGGACGCAACGGCCTCTACTGGTCGGCTTTGGCGCTATTCATCACGCCAATATTTGCCGGATTGCTGCTGTGGCTGATGACCCGGAAGCTGGAAGCGACCGCGCTCCCGCAGGCTGAGCGCTATCGTGCCGCCTCTACCCGCCCAATTCCTTGAGCGTCTTCTCGATCGCCTTGCCGTCGCCTTGGGCACCCAAGGCCGCGGTCCAGAGATCGTTCGCCCGCTCCATGCGGTCGAGCTTCCCGCTGAATTCGAGATAGGCCGAGAGCTGGCGCGGCGTCAGCGTCATTGCAAAGTCGGGGGGGAAGCCGCGTCTGATGAGGGCTGTGATGCTGATGGCGATTTCATGGAGCGCAGTTTTTTCGGTTTTCTTGCTCCTTCGCCCGCGCCCATGATGCGCATCAGCCTCTCGAGGAAGGAGCGAGTCCCGTTTGGGCAAGTAAGTCTCCAGATCGGTTCTAAAAGCGCCGCTTGATTTTCCATCACCATGGCGCCGGCAACCTGCTCGTATTTCTCATCACCTGGATGGCCGCACCCGGCGGCAATAACCGGCGCAACCGCCGCGCCAAGCTGCTCGATCAATCGCAGCACAACGCTGGGGTTGAACCCGCCCCTGAACAAGTCTCCGACATTCGGGAATCGGGAGATGATGGACGCGGCATCGTTGAAACTCAGCCCGCGCACGCTGATCCGGTGCCCGTCGATCCAGACAGCCTCGCAGGCCGTCGACGGTGCAATATCCAACAGGTCAGCCATGGTTTGTCCTTATGCCGTTGCCGCTTCGTCGCGGACGGTGAATATCCCGAAGTCGCCGTCGTCGCCCTTCTGCACCTCGGCCTCGATCTCCAACGTCGAGAAGTCATCGGCATCGGTGATGAAGCTAAAGTCGCCGGACGGGTTGACCGAGGCGCGGCCGATGTAATCGACCTGCTGGCCGATCTCGTTGGTGCCCACGACCTTGAACACGCCGGCAACCTCGGTTTTCTTGAACGCCGATATGGTGACGTTGCCGTCGGTGTCGGTGCCCTTCTCGCCGAGCGTGAAGATGGCGAGGTTTTCTCCATTGATTTCGTCCAACGTGATCTTGATGGTCGCGCCGGTCTGGGTGATGGCGGTGAAGTCCTTCACCTTGACACCCTCGCGCGACGAGAAGTGCTCCTTCTTCTCGATCGTCGGCGTCCAGACGAACGAGGGCGCGTTGCCGAGGTCGACGAAGTCGGCAGCGCCGTCCTCCTTGAACGAAACGATGCCTTTGCCGATGTGATAGTTCTGGATCGATGGGCTTGCGGGCATGGCTTATAGGTCCTTTATTTTGAGTGAGTATTTGAACATGAACTGCGCACGCAGAGCGCCCTGCAGCGAGCGCCCCCAGCCTAGGTCGGTCTGGCAGCCAAGGTAGCGGATCGCGCCGTTGCCGAACCTTCCGGTCCTCACGATCGTCTCGTTCAGCGCTGTATCGGTCAGCACCCGCCGGATCAGCTCGCGCCGCAGGGTGGTGAGCTCGGACCCGACCTCGTCGGCTTGCTGCGCGATGACGATCTCGGGCTGCATGCGCACGACGGTCGGCCGGTTGGCGGGCCGCATCGACAGGTCGGACGCGTCGTCGGTTTCCTCGTCGCCATCGAACACGATCGCGGCCGGCAGCTTGTCTTCCGGGATGTCGGGATCGTTGCGCAGCGCCGAGCGGATATTCGGAATGCCGGCGACCACCTCGAGCAGGCGCGCCAGGATGTCCTCGCGGACGTCGATGCTCATCGCGCCCTTCTGGCTGAAATGTAACCAGTCACGTTCACCGACCCGCCGCCGAAGGTCGCCTGCGCCACCAGGTAGACATTCTTCTGGGTGGCCGAGTTCGATGTGCACTGCCCGGTCGGGTACACCTGCCGCTTGCCCGACGTGATCGAGCTGGACCAAATCTCGGCCAGGGTGCCGAACCCGATCGTAATGTCATTGTTCGACGGCAGCGTAGCCGGCGTGCCGCTGATCCCGGCCGACAATGAGTTCGGTCCGGTGGACGTCGGCGTGAAGATGACGCAGCCCCAGATGCCCCAGTCGCCCGGCGGCAGGATCAACGTGGTGACGTTGGCCGACACGGCTGTGACGAGATTAAAACCGACAGTGTTGCTGGCAGTGAGGTACTCGCCCTTGTCGCCAGCAGCTGCCGGCGACCCGTCGATGACGCCCTTGGTAGGCGCTGGGACGAAGATCAGGTTGTCGGTGCCGAGCCTGGCTGAGTTTCCAGCATTGGCGCTGACGGCCGACGGGCCTGCCGGTCCAGTCGCACCGGCCGATCCTGGCGCGCCGGGAACGCCCTGCAAACCCGCATCGCCTTTGTCGCCTTTTGGTCCTTGCGAACCAGTCTGGCCGGCGGCGCCGACGTCGCCCTTGGGACCTTGTGGGCCGGCGGCTCCTGCATTCCCCTGCGGACCAGGCGTGCCTTGTGGGCCTTGTGGTCCCTGTGCGCCCGGCTCACCTTGCAGCCCTTGCGGCCCGATCGGCCCCGGCTCGCCCTGCGGGCCTTGTGGGCCGGGCGTTCCTTCCAGCCCTGGCGCCGTGAGCGTGCCGCTGACAGCGAGGTCGCCGTTGAGTGTGATGTCGCCGTTTATCGTGCCGCCTCTATGCACGTTGAGGTCGGCAGCACCGGCGACGATAGACGCGCGAGCCGCACCTTTGAGCGGAAGCTTGGCCTGACTGATCACGCCGCCGATCGAGGAATAACGCACGTACTCGCGTGTAAACTCGCAACTCTGCGCGCTGCAATTCCGCGCTGTCGCCTCGACGAGTTCGAAGTCGCTGCCTTCCTCGAGCAACAGGGTAACCGGATCGCCATCGCGCACGCCGGCATCATAAGGGCGCATATAACGTGGGTTTGGATCGGTCACCTTAACCGGGCCGATGCCCAAGGTCGCCGTCGGGCACTCGACGCGATCGAACGGCGTTCCAAGAACCACGGCCATCAAATCGCTCCTCCTGAAATCGATCGGCTAGAAACAGAAGACGATGCGAAGCCGCCGCCGTTGCCGCCGCCGTTGCCGTCTGCCTGCTCCTTCAGCAGCAACCGCACCTCGCCCTCATCCTCGCCATTCGGGCTGCCACGCAACTCATAGGACCGCACCGTCCAGGCTCGGCCGTTGAAGACTATCATTGCGCCGAGCCAGACATCGCGTGTGATACCTTTGGCGGTGAGTTCGGGTATCCGGGCGAACGCGCCTGGTCCGACGCTGCGCACCTCGGCGGCCTGGGTTCCCGCCGAGACTGGCAACACCTTCGGCCGGGTGTCGTCGATGACAGTGATCTCACTGCTGCCGATAACTGCCGGCACGCCGAGTTCGGCATAGACCGGGTCGTAAAGCAGTGCGCTATAGTCGATGGTCACAGCGTCAGCTGCTCGAATGCGAGCCACGTGCCCTCGACGTGTACGATGTCGCGGCCGTCGCGGTGCAAGGACTCCACCACATCCTTGACGTCGACCGTGCCGAGGTCATGCACGTCATGCCAAACGATGATCCCACCCGGCCTGACGATCGCCCTCGCGATCGCGCTATCGTGCTCGACGGCCGCGCGGCCGTGGTCCCCGTCGATGAAGACCACGTCGGCGGGTGGCAAGTCCTGCGGCGTGAGATCGAGTGATCCACGCGGGCGCACCACCATGTGAAACCGCGCGTCGTCCTTGACCAGCTCGCCCGGATTGGCGGGCACCTCGTGACGCTGCACTGCCTTCGCCGGTACATAGCCTGGCATCACGTCGATCCCGGTATAGCGTTCGATACCCGGCACATTGGCGAGGATCGCCTTGGCCGTGCGGCCGGCATTGACGCCAATCTCGATGACGTGGCGGGGCGACACGCTGCGCACCAGCGCGATCAGCACCTCGAGCTCGCCGGGGTTCATGTAGCGCCGCGGCAAGCCGGCCCAATCGATGGGCCGCACGTCAAATCGCGATTGCGGAACGGTCGGCAGCGACATGCATGTGTGTCCACGAAATGAGCGATGCGTGCGTGAGCTTGGACGAGATCGATGTCCTTGTTGCACTGGTGCTGGGGCAGGAAGCAGTTGCACGGCCGCACTGGGTCGATGCCGAGCGTGGGCGCGAAGCGCGCGCCATACGCATAGAAGCGCGACGACTCGCGCCCGCCGTAGACACCGATCACCGGCGTGCCGACAGCTTGCGACAGGATCAACGCGAAGCCGGGCGAGCAGAAGGTGAGCGCAGCGGATGCGATCAAACCAATCATGGCCTCGGCGTCCAGCTCGCCCGCGTGCAGGACAACGTCGGCATCCAGATGGTCGCCACAAATCCATTCGACGCCGTCGACCAGGTCGGCGATCGACACCACGAAGAACCGGGAGCGGATGGCGTTGTAGATCGCCGCGTAAGCCTTCGGGTCTGGATTGCGGGTGGCGCAGCCGCCCCACTCGGTGCGGTCGACCAGCGGGCGCAGCACCATGATAGGACGGCCGGGCCGTGGGCGAACGATGTGCAGTGCCTTCGCGCGCCATGCCTGCGGCACCGGCAACGAGAAGTCCGCGCCGTCGAGCTCCTGACGCAGCGTATAGCGCAGCATGCCGCCCAGGATGGAGCCCGAGGCGCGAATGCACGTCGTGTCGTACCAGATCTTTTTTTTCTTTGGCGGGATGATTGTCCGCCGCAGGCGCGCATAGCTTTCGCTCTCGCGCAGAACGTTCTTGCGTTGGGTGCGCAGCGTCGTTCGGGCCGGCGGCAATACCGCAAACCGCTCGCCGACGAGGTCGTGATAAAGGCACGGCCACGGGGTGTGGAGCCACACGTCCGAATCCGACGTCGCGAGCACGCGGCGCACGAGCGCGCGCTGGTGCACGTTGTCGCCGAGCCCGTGCATGCCATCGAACACGATCGGCGCGGTCATCTTCATGCCGCCACCCGCCGCTCGAGCACGTCGGTGAGCTCGACGACCGGCCACAGGTCGGCGTAGGCGCTGGGACCGGCGATGAGCAGCGTGATCCCCATGGCCCGCAACGGCTCGACCATTGTGGCGATATCGCCGCGATGGCGATCGTAGCGTTCCGGCTTCGGGCCCCAACGGTGCGGCTTGTGGTGCCACACCGTGCCATCCGGAGCCGCCTTGCCGTCGGCGCCGAGCCAGACGATGGTGCCGCCCTGGCCAACCAGGTGCGCCGCCAGGTTGGTCGCGGCGGTCAGCGACGTCCACTTCTGCGTCAGGGTGTCGGGCGCGCGCGCCAGTCCAGGCGGCTTGCCTTTGCGGCACAGCAGGACTTTCGGTTGATCGCTTAACATAGTCGATGTGGTGACGACGCGGCCGGCAAAGCCGGCGACCGCTGCCTTGTTCTCTGGTTCGTTCCACCAGCGCCAATCGCCGAAATATAGATAGTTGGCCCACGGCACCGCATGGACGCTCGAGTTGATGACGATCACGCGCCGCCCGCGCAACTGCTCGAGGTCGTGCGCGAGCACGGACGGACCGCCGGCAATGACGAAGCAGCATTCCCCCGGCCACTCGCGCGGTACCGACCAGAACGGCATCGACTTACCCATGGATAATGCGCCACGTCGGCAATCCCAGCAGCATGGCCACGATCATGTACAGAACGATCAGCAGCACCACGAGCAAGTAGAGCCGCTGCACATTCCAGTCGATGCTGTAGCTGAACCACTTCGCGACCATGACGATGATCGCGCCGATCAGCACGAAGATGGCGGCCACGATTGCGGCATTGATCAGCCCGAGCAATAGTCCCGTCAATGACATGGCAACCGCTCCAAGTCCTCAAGCTGACGCACTGGTGTAATCCCCCCAGGACCGCGCGCCGCGCAGTTTGGTTACTTCCTCGCGCAACTCGCGCACTTGCTCTTTCAGCTTGCGGACTTCTTCTCTCAGATCCGCCAATGCATCTTCGCTCATATCGGATGCCCGTTGATGGTCATGCGACACCCAGCCGCCGGAACGGCCGGATGAGATCGATCACCGGTGCCGACAGAAACCCGGAATTCGCCGTTGCCGTCGCCGAGGTGAAGTAACTGATCCGCGTATCGCCGTGGCTGATATCGCGGATGCTCGGGTCGCGCCCACCGGATGACCTGACTTCGAACACCGCCTCGATGACTGCCTTGGCGAGCCTGGCCGGCGCCCCTTCCGGCAGATCGTAGCCGCCCGAATAGGCGACCGTGATCTTGTTCTCCCAGACGCCGTCCGGCATCCAGATGCGTCCGGTCGGCGGGTCGAATTCGTAGTCGGCCGCGGTGGCGCCCAGTGTCGAGATCTCGATCACCTCGACCACCGGATAGAGCGACAGCGTCAACGCCTGCCGCGTCGGCAAGACTTCGTTGCGATCGAACGTAAACGTTTCCAGGCATTCCGCGCGCCCAAACCGCCGGTCGCAATATTCCGCAATGAGCCGTGATTGAAACGTAATGGCGGCCTGCAGCGCCGCATCGTCCGCGCTGCCTTCGATCCCGAGCGCGAGCTTGAGGTCGTCGAGGCTGACCAGGTCCGGCCCGGCGCTGTCGGTCGACTCGTCGATGATCTCGAGGATCGAGTGCATCTACTTGAACCTGACCGGCTCGAGCGGCCCGCCCTTGTCGTCCGGCCGAAAGTCACGGCCGTCGGCGCCGCGCTTGACGGCGAGGCGCCAGTCGTCCGACTTGCCGGGTTTCGCACTGGTCTCGACCTGGGCAATGAACAGCGACCCGCCGTGGCTGACGGCGTCCCCTTGCACATAGGCCCGCTCGGTCCAGACCCCGGCGTCGAGCACAAGCGCCGTCTTGATCTCGTGAACGGTGCCGGCGAGCGATACCTGCAGCGTGCGCCCGCCATCGACCGAGGTTACCTTGGCGGCCTTCAGCACCTGCGCGATCCGCTCGTCGATGTGTTCCTGCAGCAACGTCAAGTCGCTCGCATTGCGGCCCGGCTCGCCTTTCTGGCCGCGTGCGCCATCCTTGCCGTCGAGGCCGGCGGCTCCTGCCACGCCAGGCTTCCCCGGTTCGCCGCGCTCGCCCTTGTCGCCCGCGTCGCCTTTTGGCCCACGCTTGCCTTCCGGTCCAGGGGCGCGCGCCAGTGCGCGAACCTCGTCCAGCGCCCGCCGTGCCAGCGCCAGGCCAGTGCCCAGTCCCTCGAACAGCGTATATGACGGAGCGGGAATGGCCGCCGGCTTCTCGCTCATGCCGTGCCCCTCATGCTGCCAGCAGCCACACGACCACGGCGTCGTCATCGTCCTGCCGGCCAGCCGCAACTGCTTCCAGGCCGCCAATCACACCGAACCCATTGCCGCGCACGCCGATGGAACCCGCACCGTCGATCTCGAGGCCGAGAACGGCCGCCGCCGCCCCCTTCGCGCCACGGACGCCGCTGGCTGCCGCCTTGACCGTGAGAGGTGCTTGGCCCTGGCCGCGGGCGCCGGCCGCACCAGCGGCCTCGCCAGCAAGACTGGACAGCACTCCAGCGCCGACACTGGTCGCAACAACGACGCCGTGCGCCTCGCCTTCAAGCGCCGGGAGTATTCCGTAACCGACGCCCTCGACCGGAACCGGCCGCGGCTTCGGCAACCAGCCGCCGCCATAGGCCGGCGGCTGGGCGACCTCGCCAGTGACCTCGCCCGCAAAGACAGCCGCATCGGCGGCCTCGGTGGCGGCCAGCACACCGAACGCTGCCCCGGCATCGACGATCGCGCCCGCTGCAGCGAACGTATCGGCGGCCTCGACCGCGGCCAATGTGCCGGCGATGCCAGCGCCGACCAGCGTGCCGCTGCCGGCGAATGTGTCTACAGCCTCGGTTGCCGCCAGTGTGCCGGCAGCGGCGACGCCCCCAGCAAACGCTACGGCATCGCTTGCTTCGGTGGCGGTGAAAACCGCGCGCCAGGAAACCGACCCAGCCAATGCCGCAGCATCGGCAACCTCGGCCGCTGCCAACGTGGCAACGCCCGTGTCCTTTTTGCCGCTGCCGCCGCCCTGAGCTTTTACGCCCTGCTGTGTTCGGACGTGATCGGGCATTTCAAGCCGAGTGCGTGATCGTGGCTGCGGTGATCGACAGGTTCTGGCCCGCCGTGATCGAGACCGAGTTCAATTGAATGTCGCCGCTGCCGGCGCCCACAGTCAGCCCGGAGATGACGACGGTGCCGGTGCTATCCTTGATGCGGGCGATCGCAGCGGTGCCGGTATTGTCGGCCGAGGTGTCACTGCGTGGCAGGCCCGCCATCGTGATCACACCACCGCTCTCGGTAAACGACGGATCGGCGAGCGTGATGGTGGCCAGCACCGACGCATATGCCGCGGTACAGATCTCCAGCGTGCCGGGACCGGAGCCGGCATCGACAGCGGTGATGACCGCCGCCATCCGAACGCTTTTCAATGAAGTGGCGTAATTAACGGTCATCGTTCGGCATCACCAATCGAAACGACTGCAGTCGCACCGGGCTGTTGCGGAAGATTCTGGTCGTGTTCAGCTTGATCACCGCGTCAGAATTCTCGTCGCCGACATCGCAGGAAAAGACCGGGCTGCCATCGGCTGCCGTGATGCGCGCGCCTGTTGCATTGCCTTGCGCCACTGCGGCGTCCTCCTCGGCAATCCTGTTGAACACCAGCTCACCGCCGACCGCTTCCTGGGCGGCCGGATTGGACAATGGCAGCACTGCCAATGTGCCGGTGTCCGTCAGCAGCTCGATGCTGCCGCCGTTCATCATCTCGGCGAGCACGTCGAGCATGGCATTACTCGCCGCCTCGGACAGGTTGACGATCATGGCTCGTAGACCGGCACAAAGGCGCCGCTATCGTCGCGATCGATGCGCGTGACCCTGGGGGCCGGCGTTTCACGTGACACAATCGGCGGCAGCTCGTGCAGCAGGCGGGCCGCGCTCGCAACCTCGACGGCGAGTTCGGGCGGCAGCACGGCCGCCGCCACATTGGCCAGCGCTTCACCGACGCACTGTTGCACGATCGGCGTCAGCGGCTCGACCACGCCATCGGCTCCTTTCTCGCCGGGCGCCCCTGGGCTTCCTGGCGGCCCTGGTGGCCCTTCCGGCCCGAGATCGCCCTGCGGCCCTGGCAGTCCCTGCAGGCCTTGCGGGCCGCTTTGGCCTTGCGGCCCCGGCTCACCGGCGTCGCCCTTCTCGATCGGCCGCGCCTCGATCTCGGCCAGGCGCGCGGCGAGCGGCGCCAGCGCATCGGCCATGACGGTCGCAGTCTGCTGTTCGTGATCGGCGAGCAACTCGCCCAGCACTTTGGCCCAGTTTATTTGGTCAGTCATTGCAGACTTGACTCACCTCTTTCCGAATCGGACATTGACGACGCTGTGCGGGACTTGACGCGACGCGACGTGACAAGACGCGAATAGACGTGGCGAGGCAGGGCAAGACACGGTAGGGCAAGGCAAAGGATGGCGGCCGAGATGTGTCCCAATCATTTCGGTCGCCACTTTTATTAAGCCGCACGACGCAGTTTCTCATCGCGATAGCGGCGAGTCGCCAGCAATGCGATACTGGTTGCCTTCTCAGCATCAGCCGGTGACGGCGTTGGCGGCGCCTGGTCATTTGCAGGCGGTGCGGCCGGCGGCGACTTCGATGCAAACGGATCGTCCTGCGTGTCGCGCTTGGCCAGTGCCGCTAGCGAGTAATTCTGCTGCTGAAGGTAGGGCGACTCGCCGCCCTTGACCGGCTTGAGGTCGAGCTTGCCGCGGCCCTCGTTCGGCGCCATCACACCGGCGCCGACCGCATCGCGGACGGTGGTGACCAGCGTGATCGAATCCATCCGCAACAGCGTCTCGATGTCGAATTCGGTGCCGAGATCCGTGCCCGCAAGACCGAGGCCATAATCGAGCAGTTCCTCGATCTCCTCGATGTGGCTTTGCAGCGCCTGCGAATAGTACTCGACGTTGAGCGCCTGGACGTTGTTGTAGCTCGGCAGCGCACCGACGCCGACCTTGTACGGCGGCACGTGATAGACCGAGCACACAACCTCGGCCGACCATTTCAGGTTTTCGATCAACTGGCCCTCGACGTGGGTCATTGAGACCTTTTCGTATTTCAAGCCTCCGCCCAGCACGGCGACTCGACCATAGTTGGCGCCCCCGAAGCGGGTTTCCCATTGCTCCTTGAACCGCGTCTGCTGGACGTCGCTGATCTCGCCCGGCGCGGTAATGATGCCGCCAGGTGTCGACGAGTTCTCGAACAACAGCGCCGAAGCCCGCTGCGCGTTGAGGCCCAGCATCGAGGATAAGCCGCTGGCGAATACCGGCGGCGTGCCGACCAGCGGGTGGAACAGGCAATTCATCCGGTCGTGGATGATATCGCGCGCCGGGACGACGATCTCGCCGATGCCCGCGAGGTTATCGCTGCTCAGGCGGTAGAATACGGCGCTGTCGTCGCCATCGTCTGACACCAGCGGCTGCACCCTGGTCGGATCGAGGACGTGCAGGCCGACGACGACCTGACGATTGTCGCGCACCTTGAGCACGTAGGTGTTGCCGCGGCTGAGTTTTGAGAGCAACCAGCATTCCCAGAACTGATTGCGGGTCTGGTAGGAATTTGGTCGTCTAAGGACGGGACTAAACGCCGAGTTAGTGGTCTCGGTCCAAATATCGTCCTTATCCTGCTCGACCAATTTTACTCGCAGCTTGGCGATGTCGCGCGCGATCAACGTCTTGCATGCAAAGTCGGCATGGAAGCTCGACGCCGTGTCGGTGGTGATCGAGACGTTGCGCTGCCAGGCCCCGGCGAACGGTTCGCGGATGATCGGGAACCATCCGCCGCGGCCTTCCGATACCGAGCTCAACGCCTTCTGCTTCTCACCGGTGAACGGGATCGGCAGGCCAAAGATGCGCACTAGCGTGGTTCCCGTGAAACCTTCGAGATCTCGTGCTGCAGCCGGACAGCACCCCAGCGCTTGTCGATCTCGATGCCGAGCCGGTGCGCTTGCGCGCGCAGATCGTCGAGCGGATCGGTGGTCGCCTTGGTCTCGGCGGCCTGCGCCTTTTCCTCGATCTTGACCGGTGCCTTGGCCGTGGCCGCCTTGGCGCTCGGCCGGTCTTCGGCGAACTGCGCCTTGCGGGCGCCAACCAGGATGCGGGCGTGCATGTCGGTCGCGTCGAACTCGTCGCCGGCCTTGAGCCGCCGCGTGGCGTAGCTGTACGACTTCGTCGCGATCAGTTTGCGCGTCATTTACTCAGTCCCCATGGCCATCTTTGATTGCTCCAGACATCGAGGGCGGGCGGGAGGACAAGCCCGCCCTCGCCGGGACGTTACGCGGTGTGAACCGGGCCGCCCCAATCGGTGCTGGTCAGATACGCAACAGACTGCGTCCGTCCGCGCATCCAGTTGATGATGCGCTCCGCTCTGATCGCTACGGTGTTGGTCTGAAACATAGAGACCAGCGACGTTGCACCGGTTGGCGTACCGGAGTTATGCGCCGGCGCATCCGACATTTCGAGCGAGGCTTCGCGGCTTGCGTCGATCGCAATGTCACCCTCATCCGCCACGAAGATGTCCGAGGCGTTGACAAGCACGACGATATTCATCGCCTTGGTGATGTAATCGCTGGCGATCACCGGCATGCCGATGAGTGTGCCGCCCGCCATACTCATGCCGGGGAATTCCGACTGTCCGAGTGGATTGGTCATCATCGCCAATGCTATTGCATTGTTCGACGACATGATCCAAACGCCGCTCGAGACCGGATTATTGGCCGCCGCGAACTTGGCATACAGCGACCGGATGTCGAGCCGGATGTCGTCGGCGTCATCACCCGACGATACAACCGTTGCGGCCCCGTTGGTGATCGAGGCTGGCGATACTCCCGTCACCGCGGTCTTCGCAGGATCGATGAAGTCGATATCCAATCGCTCCCGCAACGCCGCCGCCAGGCTGTCGCGCACGATCATGTCCGACTTTGGGTTGCTGTAGCGAATCGACTCGTCCGTCAGCGCGCAGATGTTCGCCACTTTCGTCGGAGCGAGCGTCGTACGCGCAAAGTTCAGCGAGGTTAGCGGCTTGGCCTTGCCCTCGCCAACCCAGTAACCCGCACCGCCGCCGGTCTGCGTGATCAATGGCGTATTGAACATCACTGAACGCAGGGCGGGCACGCCGCCGATGCCGAAGCGGCCGAGGATGGTCATCGGCCGAAGATATTCCAGGAAAGCGGCGACCGCATTGGTATCCGTGCCAACGAGATTAGCGGCCCAGTTACCGGAGACCGTCGTGCCGGCCGGGACGTTGGCTTTGGTGAATTCACCGACGACGGCGCTATCGGGGCCGTACATTTCCGCAGCAATATCGGCGGCGGGGCGAAACACCTTCTGCGACAGAGCCAGGCATTTGACCTTCTGGGCAAACAACTGTCCAGGCTCCAGCTTCGGCTGCGGCTTGACGATGATCGAGGAGCCGCGCGCGTCGGAGCCTTCCTGCGCGGTGTTGGCTTTGGTCACCGGCCGAGCCGCGAACGCCTTGGCTTTCTCGACCTGGCGCAAGCGGACCAGATCCTTGTCGATGGCCGCGACCTCGCCTTCGAGCCGGTCGAACTCCTCCGACTCCGCCGCGTCCGAGGTGCGGTCCTCGTCGAGCGTCTTCTGCATCACGGCTTCCATGCGGGTGGCACTCGCCATCCGCTTCGCTTCCAGCGCGGTTATTTGTTCTGCAATGGTCTTCATGGCGCCCTCCTGGGCTGATGTTCGTCCCGAGGCGCCGGGTGGGTTGAGATGCACGACAGCGCGTTGCATGCGGCCAGGCGCGGCCCGCTGCGCGACGTCGATCGACTTGACGGTGGCAATGGTGGTTTGCGCATTAGCCGGGATGGTCACGGCCGAGAGCTCAAGCCAAAGCCATTTGATGAAACGGATACCATTGCCGTCTTCGAGATAGGAATGCTCGAGCGACTTGAAGCCGATCGAGAGGCCCTGCACCAGCCCGGCTTTGATCGACTGCCAGGCCTCGTCGAGCCTATCCTTGAGCTGTCCCGGCTCGGCGATGCTGACCATCTTGGCGACGATCTCGATTCCGTCCTTGGTGACCGTGGCCTTGGTGACGTGACCGATCGGCTGCCGCGAGTCGTGATGAAACAACAGTGGCAAGGGCAGCTTGAACTGCGCGCCGTCCGGCTCGACCACATCACCGAGCCGATCCGGCGTCGGCGTCGTCGCCATGCCAGTAATGACGCGCGCATCCTCATCGACCTGCTTGATGGCAAGCAGGCTGTACGCTCGGTTGAGCATGACGGTTGACCTTTTCAGTACCGGAACATCACGACGGCGAACACGATTGCCACGGCGGCGATGAGCGCGGCGAGGCCCGTCGCTATCACCACGTCGTGGTCTATCATTGCTTTACTTGCCTGTTCTACGTTGTCCAAATAATAGAGCACAAATACTACTGCGAACACATTGATTACTTGATAAATCAAAGTACATTACAAGTATTGGAACGAAGGAAGACAGGCATGACCAAGCAAGACCCCATCAAGCAGACCGGCGCCTACCTCGACGCACACTGCGCAGCATTCAACGGCTGGAGCCTTCCGGTAGCCAAGAACGAGTTCGAGCAGCAGGCCATCGACCGGGGCCACTGGGACGGCTCCAAGGCCAGGGAACGGGCACTGGGGGCGTAAGCCCCCAGACCTCCCGCAGGAAGCGGCTTTAGCGCCGCTCTTGGACTTCGCTGCGCTTGACGACCTTTTCGGTGCCGTCCTCGAGCGTGACAACAACCTGGTCCTGACCGTCAGCAAACCCCTGATCACCCTTTTGCGCGTCACGCATGTTGCGGATGTTCTTGCCCTGATATTGACCGTGCTGGCCGCCTTGTCCTTGTCCACCTTCCTGCTGTGCCATGGCAATTTGCTCCTTTGGTTGCCTGGTTGAACTCACTCACGCAAAGAACAACTTATACTCGGGCGTATTCTGCGGCTTCGGATCGCGCACCATCACGGTGACCGCATCCATCAGCGCCATCCACGGGTCGATCTTGGCGTCGCCCGCGCTCTGCTTGGTCGCCCGGATCGCCGTCGCCGTCGGCTCGATCTTCACATTGCCCACGCACCAGTCCATCAGCGCGTTTGGCGCGTGCTTGAGCGTGCCGTTCTCGACCTTGCGCTCGGCCGTCTTGATCGCATTCATAAGCTGATAGCCTTGCGGCGCGCCGACGACTTGCTCGCCCTCCTGCGTGATCTTGATCGCGCGCAACGCCTCGATGAACTCGCCCAGGCCCGCCGGGTCTACTGCCACGCACGCCAGCAGCTTCTTGTCGCGGATATCGGCGATCAACTCGACAATCTCCTCGATGTCCTGCGCCGCATGCTCGACGATGGTGAGCTCGCCCGCCGCTTGCGCCTGCTCGAGCCGCGATGCGATCAACTTGCGCCGATCGAGCACGCTGCGATGACACCACGCATGCGTCCAGACGAGCCAATCAAGCGTCTCACGACAGCGCCCGACCACGGCCAGGCCAAAGAGATCGTCGAGCCCGCCGCCGTCGATGCCGACCACAATGACCTCGGACCTAATCAGGATCTCATCGAGCGTCAGCGCCGCGTCCTCGGCCGCTTCCCAATACTCGGCGCCAGGCCAGCCGTTCTCGCGCAAGCTCAGCCCGATCTGCACGTTGAAGTGCTGGCTCGCGATCAGCGCCACCGCACCCGGCCCGTCCGCCTCGGCCCGCATCACCTCGCGCGCCAGAAAGTCCTCGTTGGTCGAGCGCCCAAGATTGGGATTGACCAGCGGCCAATAGCGCCGCTCTTTCCACCCATTGTCGCGCGCGAGCCGATCCGGCAGCTCGTACAGCACCGGCAGCAGCGGCATGGGCGCATGTCCGTCGCGCACCGCGCGCGCCATCGCCAGCTCGGACGCAAACACGCCACTCGGCGACTGCTTGCTCTGCGTCGTCGTCTGAAACAGAAACCCGTCCGGCCTTTTGGTCAGCGCGCCGCGCAACTCGATGAAGATGTCGGCCGCGTTCGCCTTCTTGGCAAACACATGCGTCTCGTCGATCATCGTCCCCACGGCCTTGCTGCCAGTGATAACGTCAGTGTCGGCCGCCTTGATCTGCAGCGTCGCGCCCGAAACCCTGTGCGTGATCTTCTTGAGGTTGTCCTGAACCTGGAACAGCTTCGTGAGCTCGGGATCGAGCTTGATCGTGCCCTTCGCTTGCCGGTAGGCGATCGTCGCCACCTCGATCGTCGGCGCGATGAACAGATACTCGGCCTCGGGGCGCCTATTGCAGATCAGGGCGGTAACCATCACCGCACCCCCGTTCGAACTCTTGCTGTTCCCCTTCGGAATGAGCTGGAACACCTCGCTGATGTGCCGCGTATTGGTTGCGGGATCGTAGGAACCAAACAATGCCGCGACGATCGGGAAAAACCACGGCCCGCAAACCTCGCCCATCGTTGGCGTACCGATCACGTCCGGCAGCCGCAGCCGCTTGAACACCCGTAGGGCCTTCGCCGCCTCGGCCGGAAACAGCGGCAGCTCGGGTACCAGCGAGCGGCCGGCAAGTAACCTTTCTTCCCAGTCGACCACCGCCGTGTCCCACGACCGCGTCAGCATCAGTTAGCCCGGCCCTCAAACTCCAGGTCGCCAGACCACGCCGTGCCGGCGCCCGCGGTCTCCGCAGCCTCGGCCTGCAGATCCTTCTTGCCCCTGGTGCTGTCCGCCACCCGCGGATGGCAATACGGGGCCGCTGCCATCGCCATCCGGTCCCGCCGGACCTCGTCGGCGGTTGGGTCGTTCAGCACCAACAGCATGTATTCCAGCGGCTGCATCTTGGCCGCCTTGGCGTCCGCCACAATGTCCTTCGGCACCGGGTTCGGCGCCTTGGCCTTGAGCCGGGGCCGTCCGCCTTGTGCACGGTATCCACCACTTGGAATTTTCTGCTCCTGCGGTTGTTGGAAGAAAATTCTACAGATTTAGCAAATTGCTAGAAAAATTGTGGGAATGCGGGGGCAGGCGGTTATACCTCGGGATGGTTTTTGAATTCGCATCCACCCCCCCCTTCATCGTTTCAACCGTTGGACACGTACACGGAAGGTCTTGCGCTCGTGATGCGATGCACAAAGGACCATTCCATTATTAATATCAAATGGTTGACCACCATCCTTCAACTCTACTATGTGGTCAGCGTACACACGATGCTCGGGCCACGCCTTGGTGCACCTACGCCCATGTTCGTCCCGTGCCTCACACCTACGGCCTGCTCGGCTCGTGATCTCGGCACGCCAAGCTATGTACTGCGGGCTATTGTAGATCGGCTCGATCTGCTTGGGTGGTAGCTTGGTGGTTCTGGTGTCCACGGCCCGGATCACCGGGGTGATGCTGCGAACAACCTTGGTCATGGCTGGATAGGCCCGCATGGCTGGATAGGCCCGCATTCGGCCAGGAAAGGCCGCTGGTGCGTTATTGTGGGGGGTAGGGGTGGAGTAGGCGCTCCAGCCCATTGAACCAGCCAGAGGCTGTTTTTTCTGTACCATAGTTTCACGATAAATCAATATTTGGTAATAATCTGTCGCCACTACACCACCGGTACGCTTTGGCGGGTGAGTTCCATGGCAATGACGTGGGCTCCTGCTATGGCCCGACGGTAGAACGTGGACCGGGACCACCGGCGCAGCTTTAGCAGCCTGGACAGAGATCGCTGGTAGGCAGCAGCCGCAGCCAAATGGCTGAGGCACAGCCGTTCCTCGGGATATGGGGCCAAAATGGCGAGCCAGTCGTGCGCCTGTTCCATCCTGCTGATATCGATGGAGGAACATCCAAGCCGCGCATTTTCCCAAGCATGAAATCTTTCCTTTCGATCGTCGTCCGCACGGCCAACGATGTCGGAAAATTCGGTCGCCATCGGTGGCCACGCGCTGGCAATCAACAAACGGCGGCGCGCGTGCGGCAACCGGCGCTCGACAGTGTAGGCCTCGACGAGCCGCTGCTGTACCCAGTCGGCGGACCATGCCGCTGGCGTGACGGCGCGGGATGCGTCGATCGCGATGGTGCTCAGGCGGGGCATCGTTGCATCACGCGGCGGCGGGCGGGACTGCTGCATTGCGCGGTGGTGGTTCCTTCTGCGCCATTGTTTGCAGCCGGCCAAGCAGCACCATGGTCGCGTCGAGCGCGGCTTGGAGTTCGTCTTCGAGATCCAACGCCTTCGCTACATTTTGCGCGCGCTCGAAGATGGATCGCACGCGCTCCACCTCGGCCGCCAATACATCGGCGGATGCGCTTTCCTCGGATCGGATTCGAGCGATAGCACGATAGCCTTGGAGCGGAGCCACATCGGGGTCGCGGACATATCCCACGACCGAGAACTTTTGTTTTTCGACCGTCATCACCACACGCACACTTGAGATCAAATGGCGGGCTTGGTCGAGCCGGTAGTTGGCGGCGGCCTTGGTGTTGTCCCACTCGAAATCCTTGTGCAGCGGGTGCTTTGGATTGCGGGCGGCTTCGACGACGTGGGTCGGCGTCAGGCAGCCGTGCTTGTTCTCCAGCGCGCGGAGGGCGGCGATTTTGACTTTCATGCTGCTCATTGATTGCTCCGTTGCGAGGGCCGAGACCGGGGTCTCCGATCTCGGCTTTGTTGTTTGGTCACGTCAGGTCTCGTCAGGTCACGTCTGGTCGCGTCACGTCACGTCTCGTCGGGTCGCGTCACGTCGTGTCATGTCACGTTGGTCTTGGCTCGTCGTGTCAAGGCCCGTCAAGTCGCGTCACGTCACGTCTTGTCGTGTCACGTCTCGTTGGTCTTGGCTCGTCGTGTCAAGGCTTGTCGCGTCGCGTCACGTCTCGTCAGGTCAGGTCTAGTCCGGTCAGGTCTAGTCCGGTCTAGTCCTGTCCCGTCACGTCCCGATTACTTCGCACCAACACCGTTGCCGATGTGCTCCTCGCCCGGCAGCGGTGGTATTGCTGGCTTCTTTCGCTTCGTGGATGTTGCCGGCCGCGCCACGCGGGTCACCTGCTCGGCCAGGAACCGGGTCAAGAGGTTTTCGGTCTCGCGGTCGTAAAACTGCGGATCGGCGAGCGCATTGTCCTGCGCCTTGGTGGCTCCGAGCTTGACGATCTCGTGCCATTCCCGGTCGTCCTCCGAGCACACCCGCCAGCAGCCGAATGCCATCTTGCCTTTTTGTGGCCGGCCGTCGCCGACGCCGATGATGATGCCCGCAGCACCCAGTAGGTTGCCGACCGATTGAGATTTGATCAGAGCTGTTGGAAACATCACGGTGATCCTGGTGGCCCATCGCGGAAGGATGGGAAGCGTCCGCACATCCGGCGTGCGCTTCATGTCACTGGAGCGAACGATGGTGCTGTAGATCTGCGGCACACCCCAGACCGGGATCTTGAGGCCAGGCACGCGCGTGAGCCGGCCGATCTGCGACTTGGTCGCGCCGACGATGTCGATGGCAACGTCGGCGATCGCCGCATGGAAGCTGCCGGCCGGCATGTACAGCCGCGTCGGCGCATTGTCGTCGTCGCGGAATTGATAGGCGGCGTCGCGGAACTCGTCGAACGGCTCGTGTTTCTTCGACGATGCACGCTCGGCCGCGTTCTTCCGGCCGGGTGGGTCCAACAGCGCTCCGGCCGCCTTAGCGCTCACGGCATGTGGCACAAGCGGCGATGTGCCGACGAGACAGAAATCCATGCTCGTCATTTCGATTTCGGTGATTGTGATGTTGGTTTCCTGATTTTTAGCCATTCGCGAACTTCCTTTGTTGGGTTGGTGGGGTGCTCATGAGTAAGCCCCGGTGTCGTAATCCGTTGACCGATATTTCCCCGTCGCGAGGTTGTATTGGAGGCCGAGTTTGCAGGGGTAACCGAGTTCATCGAACCGGGCCTTGCGGTGGTAGAGCACAGCCTCGGTCTTGCGGTTCACACCGTCGAAAATCTCAGGCCGGTGCACGACGAAGCCCTGGTCGACCATATTTTCCCAATGTTTGGCGCCGGCGATGTCTTCGAGGCCTGGGGGCCCGCCGCGCCGATTGCCATCCATTTTTGCTGGGTGAGCTACGATCTGGACGTGGCAATTCATGTCATTCGCGAACACGTACATCGCGCGCAGGCAGCGCGCGATGTACTCATCCTCGCGTTCGTTTCGCTCCCGCGAACCCTCGAGCCTATTCCAAGGATCGAGCGTGATCACCTTGGCACCATGGCGCACGATGGCGATTTCGGCGAGGTCCAGGAACCATTCGAGAGTTTGTCGGTGCTCTGGGTGGACGGCGAAAAGGTAGTGCTCGTTGATCCAGCCGTCGGCCTTGCGCTTGTCATCGTCGTCAAGATCGCGCTCGTGCCTGCCCATGATGAGCGTACGAAGTTGTTTGCGCATGTGCGGCTTCGGCCGTGTCTCGAAGGTCGCGGCGAACAACACCAGGCGATAGGCTTGGATGATCTGAAACCAGATTTGCGTCCAGAGCATTGTTTTACCCATGCCAGCGTGCCCGGTGACGACGGAAAGCGTACGCGGCGCGAGCCTGATTTTGCTTTCCCACTCCGAAAATCCTGGGTCCCACAGTGTCAGCGCTGGGGGCTCGGGGAGTTCGCCGAGGCGGTAAAGCCCGGCGACTGGCCACTGCAGCGACCCTTCGGTTACGAGGTCGCGTAGGTCGCGCGCGCCTTCGGTGCGCAGGACATCGTTGGCGTCCTTGCAGCCTTCCGGCCAGTCGACAAACCAGAACCGTGCCGCACCGAGTAACCTGGCCATGTCAGCGCGGAGTGACAGGCCGGCATCGTCGCCATCGCCGCACCACACGAACTTCTTGATCCGGTTGAGGCCAGCCTTGAGCGCTTCATCGACGTAGGAATACCCTCTCAATTCCGATGGCGCTTCGGCGCTGCGCTGCTTGGCCCCGTTTGGAACTGACAGAACGCTGCCACGGGGAATTCCGGCCTCGACGAGGGCGCAGCGGTCGAGCTCGCCCTCGACCAGGAAAATTGTTTCTGGCTGGTCCGCGAGCGCGTCGTCCTCGCCCCAGAAGCTGAGTTTGAGACCTTTGCCGGCCACGAAGGATTTGTCGGGGACGGCGCGGGCTTTCCAGCCGTCGCGGTAGTGAAAAACGATGCCCTCTGACTTCCGATTGAGGTCAGGAAAGTAGATGGTACCGGAGGCGACGCCGAGCTGTTCCAAGGTCTCCCGGCTGATGCGGCGCTCGGTTTTGGCCCAGTTGGCGACGTCGTCCGACAGGGTCATCCGTGACGCCGCCTGCCCAATTGCAGTGGTGGCAGTAGTACAAAAGTTCATTGCCCGTCACCGTGACCGAGAGGCATTTTTGGGTTTTCTTGCGTCGGGTATGGCTGCACTGAGGGCATCGAAATTGTCGGGTGCCGGCGAAGTTTTGGCGGACGCCGACGGTGGCAAGTTGGCGAAGAACGTCATCGGAATTTTGCATTTCACCAGGCATCTCCGCGGCGCCGTAATTCCTCCTTGTCGGCTTTGGCGCGGTGCTCAAGAGCCGCGGTATGCTCCCGTTGCAGCCACCTCGATACCGGGAAAAACCATTTCCCGTCCTTTGGCTGATTTTGGAAATAGTAATCATCCGCTGCTTGCAGAGCAGCCAGCATGTCCTTGATCTCAAAATAAGATTCTCGCCAACGGTCGAATTCCGCTTGCGATAGCCGGATAATTCTGCCCTGGAAGGCATACCGGCTGATCGAAACAACATTTTCCGTCGGCGGCGCGTTTGCGCCCCTAACTTTCTTTTTTGATTCTTGGCTATTGGTATCTTGGCTATTGGCATATGGCTTATGGGGCTTAAGTGTACCCTTAAGCCGGGGGTTATCCTCACTGGGATTTCCCCTTTGTTTTCTTAGGCTTGGATTACCTCCTTCCTTACCGTTTTTCTTGGCTTCTCGCGATCTTTTCGCGTCCCGAACTAGACGGCGGTTATAGATCGTGCCGTTGCGATCGCGAGACAGTACGCCGTTTCGTTCTAGCTCCTCGATCAACTTCGCCACTTCGGGCGCCGAGCCACCGACCATGCGGGCAGTGTCGTGGACCGTAAGCGACTGGCCTTTGATCGCGAGATAGCCGATCGGGTCGGACTGGGCCGCGATGCAGAGCATCTCGATCCAGAGCCCTCGGGCTGCGAGGCTGCAGTTACGTAAACCAGGGTCCGACAGCCAATCGGACCAGTAAAACTTGCTCCATGTGGTGCCGCTCATAGCAGCCGCTCCCCCTTCGCGGCCGCCACATAGTCCTGCACGATTGCCGCCATGCAGGCGATCTCGTGGGCGGCCTTGCCGGCGGACATCTTCCCCTCGTCGACCCATCGCTCGTAGACGCGCGTGCGTATTTTCAATTCGCGTTCAGCGCATGAAAGTTTGTCGGCCGCGGTGATGGTATCCGTCATGCGGCCCCCCTCGCCTGCTCGCCGAACAGGAACAGCTCGCGCGTGGTGGCGCTCTCGCGGCCGTAAGTAGCGGCCGCCCAGTCCCAGGTCGCAGCAGCATCCGCCACGTTGTCGTCACCGCAGCCTTTCGGCAGGAGCCCGAGCAGATGGCAGCGCGCGACCACAGCGGCCTTGGTAGCCGCACGATCACCAAGCTTGGCGCGCCCCAGGAAGTGCTTGCGCACCGTGCTGTCGGCGGCCTCGGTCCACGCGACGCCATAGCGCCCGCATAGGCCTTCGACGACACCGTGCAGGCCGGCGTGCATGCGAAAGTTATCGTCACTGCCGCCGGAGACCTTCAACAGCGCCGCGATGTGAAGCATCTTCTCTTTGACCACCAAAGCCGGCGGGATGGCCTCAAACCGACCCACCAGGAAGTCGAGCAGGTTGCTGAACGCAACGGCGCGGTGCTCGCCCGTCTTCTTGAGCCTCACGGAGCAGCATTCCGGCTTCGCCCCGGCGCGGCCGACCGCAAGACCCAGGTTCACCCCGAGATCCAACGCGAAGATGGTGCCGGTGATGCGGGTCATGGCAATCAGTGCGCCTGCTCCTCGACCACCTTATACGTCGCCGGCGCGCCGCCGATGCCCGCTTTCTCCGCCTCCGCGCGACGCAGGCTTTCCGGCCTCAGGTCTCGGTCATCCTCGGCTTCCTTCAGCGGCTTAAACCCCCTCGCAAGAATCGCCTGCCCGGCGTCATAGCCGTCGATCCACCGTTGGTATTGTGGCACGGAAGGATCATGCGGCGGTTTGCGGGGTTCGTTTTCCATGCAAGCCCGTTTGCCATCGGCATAGGCGCGGTCAACCGACGGCGTGCGGTCCTCTGCGAAAAGCTCCGCTTGCGTGCCCATGGCCAATCCGAGCCATCGGGCAATACGCATCTGCGCCTCGATCTTTTCCTTGAGCTTCTCCTCGCCCTTCTCGTCCTTCAGCAGCGCCCAGGTGCGGATATCGCGCACGGCGTGCTTGCCAAGCTTGGCCTTGGCCTCCTCCTCGACAATCGCAAGCGTGTCCTTCGCTGCTTGCCAGCGCTTGGCAAAGCCAAAGAAAGTCATCGCCTTGACGTCATCGTCTTGGTGATTGCCGTTCGTCGGCGGCAACGGGCCGCCGGTTTTCTCGCTCGCGGATTTTTTCGGGCGTCCCATTGCGGTCTCCTCACTCTGCGCGATTGGATTTGGCGGCGATGCCTGGGCAGCACAGGGCAAAATGTTCGCCGCAGTAAGACCGGTTAGGCAGCGCCTCGGCGGCGCAAAACAAGAAGCTCTGTTCACCGTATGGATAACGGCAATCGCTCTCTTTGAGCTCGAAGAACTGCTTGGGCCGTCGTTGCTGTCTACGCGTGACCGCCTCGGCCGGGAGTTCGGCGGGGCTCTCGACCGGCGGCGCCGGCGGCCTCATCGGATCTTGCTTCAGTTTCCTGTTGATGCGGCCAGCGATGGTGTAATCGCCGCCGGCCTGGCGGGGCCGCGGCCTTGTCTTCTCCGGTTTCGGCCGCGCGGCGCGCGACAATCCGAGGCGGTGCGTTCGGCCGATCACGGCGTTGCGGGTGAGCCCGCAGTCGAGTTCGATGGCGATCTGGCTGGCAGACAAGCCCTCGGCGTGCAGACGCCTTAGGGCCTCGTCCCGCTCCGGGGTCCAAACAGTGCTAATTCTGATTTTGTCGTGTTTCACATCGACAGCTTCAATACGAACGAACCGTTTCCATGAAAACAATCCAGCAGTAAGCGCAGCGGGGCTAAGCCCGTGCGGCTGCGCAACCCAGATCTGCCCGACTTCTGGAGCAACTTTCATTCCGCCGCCTCCATTGTTTCGGCTGTCTCGTTACCCCAGGCGTCCCACCCTGGTCGCGGCGGGCCACGCCGGTTTAATTCGATTTTGGGCATGGTCGGGTAATAGCCCTCTATCATTTCGAGGAAGCATTCAGGCTTGGCGGAATGCTCAGTCTTCGGCGCGATGATCAGTGACTCCCATTGCGTGCCGGGAGCCGGACAGGGCGGGTTACC